ACAAATCTTTCCTGAGCCTGTGCTTGTTTTTGAGGCTCAATTTGCCTGCGAATCGCATCCGTGGTTATTTGCCGATCCAAGCCGGTCTGCCTGCTGGCAGAGCCGGAGATGTCGAAGCGTGCCATTACTCGACCCCACTTTCAATATCTTCTCTAATAGCCTCTCGTTTCCTAATCTCTTCAGGAGTAAGCGTTTTTTGCATTCGAATTCTGAGTGACTTTCCAACCTTGTAGTCCCTGTATCTATTATTCGCCACGGCGGAAGCATTTGCCCTGCCCATGCCGATGCTCATTGCACTAATGGCGTCATCACTATCCATTCCAAGAAGCACGGCAGCGTGAAAGTCTTTGTTGGCTTCGTCGAATAATTGTCTTCTGCGTTTTTCCATTTTTGCGTATTGCGACCTAATGTCTGCTTCAGGCACTTTTCCTGCCGCACCGTATGTCTCTGTAAATATGCGGCTTACGTCTGACATATTAGAGGCAAATCTGGCCGACTTGCCCTCCAGAGCCTTTCCAAGATCAATGGATTGTGGCCGAATACCAAAGATTGCGGAAATTTCCTCTCCAGGCTTGTAAATTCGACCGTACTTTGACACCGCGACATCCGGCTCGCCTCGGAGTGCCTTATAGACACGTCGGAATTGCGACAAGGTAGCCGGTTCGTTTTGGCGCAAAAAGTATGTAAGCGTGTCGTAAGCCTGATCAAGTGCCGGGTCTTGCGGATTTCGTATTTCCCTGTTCTGCGGTGTTTTTCCGTAGATTGCGGAAGCCAAAGAATTAACCAGAATGCTTGGTCCAAGGTAAGTCTCAAGAAACTCGCGAGTTGAATTAAGCAGTCCCTCTTCAAAGTTGTTGCCAGATACTGCGGCAAGGATCGGCCCCCTGAACACCTCCAACGGGTCCGTGTATGAAATGTCGATATATCCAACGTTACCCTTATCATCAACCCCGGTAGGGGCAAGCGAGGCGTTCTTCTGGTATGGTGCCACGAATCTTCTCATGGCATACACCTTTCTGTCGTTGAAGTCAGTGGCCCACATAAATGCCCTAACAATCCCAATCCCAATCGAAGTCCCGACAATCATGCCAATAAGTCTCTTAAATCCATGCGATCTCATGCCGGGAGTCTTTAGGTCTTCAGCTCCATAGCGAATAGAGTTTGCCGTTGTTCTAAGAATTTCGGATGGCCATGATATAAAGTTTCCAAAGAACGGCTGGTTTCTCCATTTCTTGACAATCCTAAATACCCTTGAGTATGTCGGCCTGGTGTTCTTGACCCGCTCTGCCGCCTCTGCCTCGGCATCCTGCCTTGATAATCCTTTCCCCTGCATCAATGCCTTTGTCTCAGACTCCCAGGCCATAATTTTGAAAAAGTTATCGCCGGACCTATACAATTTGTTCAGGGTCATAATGCCCTTCTTGGCCGCATTCAATGACTTGCCTGAAAGATCTTCGGCAAAACTCATGGTATCGCCTTTGTATCTCTGGGCATCCCTAAGGGTCTGGTAGAACTCGTTAAGAACGGTCGTATCCAGCACGCCAAGCTGCGTGGCGCGAGTTATGTATTTTCGCATTGCAGGCGAATCAACAGCCGGAACCCCAAACTCGGAAAGGATCGTGCTTAATGCCTGCTTGTTTCCGGTGAATGCAAAGTTTCCATTCATTATCTCAATAACAATGTTTGAAAGAGGATTTCTAAACTGGGCCTGGATACTTCCGACCGTCTTGCCCCACTTGACCCATGCGTTAACTGCGCTGAACAATTTGTAGGCATCACCACCCTTGACCATCACATCAAAATCCTTGATGGCATTCACAAGTTCCGGCTCGGCATATAAGCCATTCAAAGGCTCCAGTGTCTTTGATCCTTCAGCCGCGATGATCTGTGAGGCATTGCCGGTGGGTTTGTCGAAAAACAACCCGTTGCTAACACCCCAATTGCGAAGATCCGTGAGGGTGCGTTGAGACTGAAGCAGGTTGATCATCTTGACCGCAGTCCTTGCGTAATTGATGATCGGGTCTTCGTATTCGCCAAGCAGGAATCTGATCTCTTCTGGTATGTCTTTCCTCTTCTTTGTGATGCTTAAATCCTTGCCAAGATTTGCTGCATTTACCAAGGAATCAAAAGAGAACCCCTCTTCAGGGGTGGATATTTCCTTGGCTTTTCCAATCGCACGCTGCCTTGCGTCTGCCAGCGAGATCCCTGGTTCTGCGGCAATAATCTCGTTCTGAAGAAATTTTATGGCTGACTCAAGACGCTCCGGCGCACGCTTTTGGAGCAGGTCAAATCCAAACTTGGGATTATCGTACTTCTCATAAGACCTGGTGACGTACTCACCCCTTCTGGCAAGCACGGCTTCGGCCTTCGGTCCTGTAAAAACATTCGCCTCAACAAGCCTGTCGGTGAGGTTATCAAGCTGGCGGCGCATCTGGGCAATCGGACCTTGCAGGGGTTCAGGCAGTTCTGGCAGCACATCAGATTGCCCACGCATATAGCTATCGATAATTGCCTTTTGCGGTTCGGTAAGAACGCGCTTACCGTTGGCCTCAACCGTGGCCTTGGATAAATCGCGCAACGTAAAATCAACCTGTTTTTGCATGGCCTGGATGCGCTGATCCTTGGCCTCAAGAATATCGAAAGCTTCTTTCGGCAAATCCCCCCGGCTGGTCGCCCATCTCTGGGCAATGGCTCTAGCCTTTTCGGCTGGGTCTGAAATTATGAATCCTGCTTCTCCGCCCCTTCCGCCCATAGGGCGAGGGATGGTTGGTGCTGGTGTGGACTCTGAAAAGGCTGGGCCAGTTCTTACCCTTCCATTTTCTACCGTGTAAAATGTTCCTTTTTCTGACTGTTGAATTGGAGTTCCGTTTATGTCCGTACCAACTATAGGATCATTTTGCAAATCCACCGTTTCACGCGCAGGGCGTTGTATGACTTGTTTTCTAGAAGGACCTTTTTCTATTTTTTGTCTTACTAGATTCGCAATCTTTTGGTTCGGAGCAATGATGCTTACCTTTGTTTTATTTGGTAATTCTATTTGTTCTTGAACTTGCCTTGGAACAGCAGCAGCCTCCAAATCTTTCCTTAATCCTCTCTGTCCCTGCGGAGATTGTCTAATCCTCTCCTCCATACCTTTTTCTAATTCAATTACTGCGGCTGCTTCTTCTGCTTTTCTTGTCGGCCTAAACTCACCTTCGGCTGGCAACGCCAACCTCTCGCCACTTGGCAACTGCGTCCTTGGCGTGACAATCGGACCTTCGCGCACAATCTCGCCTTGCAATCCGCGAGTATCTGGTATGATGGCTTCACGGTTGATTCCTTGTGATTCAATGGAAAAGGTTTTCCTTACCGGAACAGGGTCATTTAGGTCAAGCAGTGTTTCCTGCATCTCGCTGGTGACACCACGCCGCTGCATCTCTGCGGTATCTGCCTGGGTTCCGCGAGCAGCCCCGCGCACTCCAACCTCTGGAAGTTCCGGTATCTGCGGCCTGGGTGATGGCAATTCTCCGGTTGGTACTGGTCGCATTTCCGGTTGCGGCCTGGTGGTGAGTTCTGTCTTTTGAAGCACCGGGCGACCGCCAAGTTCAACTTCCGTGCGCTTGGCCGACTCAACTCCACGCGCCTGCGTCCTTTCGGCCTCCGCAAGAATGCCCTGCCAATCCCTGTATTCGGCCTCAGATGCGCGACCAGACTTGACTCTTTCGTTTAGATTGAGTGCCTGTTCCCTGTTGTAGCCCTGAACCCGCGCGCCGCTTCCAAGTCCTGCAAATAATGCGCCAAACAGGACATCTTCCGCCACGGTTCTTGGGGTGACCTCTGCGCCAAGCACTGCCCTGGTTGCGGTCCCGACACCACCCGAAACAATACCTGAAACAGCCGCAGTCTTGGCAATCTCCTCAACGGCCTTCTTTGTGCCAAGCTCGCGAGCCATGGCCTTTCCAGCCGTAACAAGACCTCGTACACCCAATCCAGCCATTGCCACAGACGGTGCGTATTCTCCAGCCGTGGCGTACCCAGGTGCGTATTTGCGTGATTCTGCTGCGGCTGGAAAAACCTTTTCAAATCCAGCTTCGGCAGCTTCGCCTGCCAAAATCATTCCGCCAACGCCACCACCAATCGCCCCGACCGGTCCTCCGATTGCGGCACCACCCAACCCTCCAGCCATTGCGCCAAGCCCAGCCGCCGCACCCTTAAACAATCCAGCCGCAGCAGCAGCGCGCTTGATGTTGGCAGGAACCTCCACGGCCTCATTGGCAACAAAGTCATCAATCTGTGCGGCCTGATCCTCTGTGAAGTCAGGAAGTGTTGCGGCGTAGGCTTTTGTTTCCTCGCCCCATTGGCGCGCCAGCTTTACCTGGTCGGGAAAGTTTAGAGTCCTGTATTCCTCGGACTCTTTGATCTCACTCCATGCAGGAGGTTCTTCAATTTTCGGTGCAGGCTGCGGAGGATTAACAATGTTTCCGCCTGGGATTGTTTCCAATCTCCTTGCAAACTCTGCCGAATCTAGCTCCTGTGCGGGGGCTGGATCGGCCATGTTAACGCCCTAGTCTTGTGTTTACCCAAGAAGATGCAGCAGGAACTTCCGGTTCGCCAAAAAACAACATAAGTTTTTCTCTGATTTTTTTAGGAGTAGAAGGATCTTTATACATTTGCATTGCTTTGTCTATCGGAACGCTTATTACAGAATTTCCAACTTCAAAATCTATCTTTCCGTTATTGGCGTTTTTCATTAACTGGCTTGCAGCCATTTGTTTTGCCTGCCTGTCAGCATCTTCTTTTGAATAACCTTGGTCCTGCAATACGGAAGAAATCTTTGGCCAACCGGCGTTATAGGCTTGTGCCTGAATGTCGGCCATGGCAGTCGGAGCGGCTCCAGCCGGGACTGTCTGCGTAATTCCGCCAACATCTACTTTTGCCGTAGGAACCAATGATTGTTCGCCCATCAAAAAGGATGTAAGCGCATCACGCTTGGCCTGTCGAACTTTTGATTCTACATCCATTTCGCCCTGCATTTTAGTTGCCTGGAGCAGGCTTGGACCGCCAGCCTCGATTGATCTTTTGGCAAGTTCTGGTCCAATTTGAATACCCTCGGCCATTTGTTTGTCCTGCTCAAGTGCAGCCGCAGCTTCCGCAGCCGCAGTAACCCTTCCGCTTGGGCTTGCCATTTCCTGCTGTCTTCGCCTTTCGGCTACATCAAGTTGTAGCTTCTCAAGCTCAAGCCTAGCCTTTTCGGCTTGGCTGATTTTCATCTGCTCATAAGCCTGATCGTATGCGCGTGCTGCTGCTGTTAATGCTGGCATAAATTAAGCCCTAAAGAATGCGTTGCTTCCTGGTCCGCCAAACATACCAGAAAATCCGCTAATTCCACTCAGAAGAGATCCTGCGTTTTGAAATGGACTTCTGTACGAACTCGCAATCGCACTTGTCTGCGCTCCGTAGGTTTGTGCTTGGTAATCCGCAAGCGTATTGTAAATCTGCGCCGCATTCTGCGCCCCGATAAACCCGGCATTCGGGTTGACGTAGGCGTAGGGGTTAAACTGGGACGGAGTGGCCTGGAAACCGGGGGTTTGCTGTGGCTGGGCTGCGGCAAGATACTGGCCAAGTGCCGCCTGTTGCTGGCCAAGCCTCTGGGAGGCCAAATTGTACATACTCGGACCTCCTGCCACAAATCCTGCGGCTGCGCCCAAACGCGATTGCTCCAGCGCGTTTCTAAATCCAAGATCCCGAGCCAAGGCCGCTCCGGTGGTTTCTCCTGATCCAAGGAACTGAGTCGCCGCCCCGTAACGCGCAAGCTTGCGTTGTTCCCCGGCGGCACCGATTGAAGCCGCTTCCTGCACCGCCGGGCCAAGGCCAGCAATGTTACCACGGGCGGTCTGCGCGGCACGGATGGCCTGCTCGTACCCACGCCGTTCCTCGGCCCCAATGGTCGAGCCAAGGCGAAGCTGGTTTAACGCCTCCTGCTCGATGGTCTGACGAAGTTCTTCGGTCTGCGGAGTGGTGGTTGGCCCGATAGGTTGTGCAGCCATCTGGCCATATTGGCTGGACAGCGCACGAACCGTGCGACTTATTTCAGGGTCGATGGTTTCGATCTGCTGAAGCGTGCGCTCTTCCGGCAGGCGAAGAGATTCACGGAATGAGGAGATGGCGGTCTGGGCCTGCGTGCCGCTGACGGGCTGGTAGTTCTCGTAAAGATTGCGTGCCTCAAGCGTGTCGGCTTGCGCGTCAGAAAGCTCCTTGGTGATATTGTCGATGGTTTTCTGCGCGTCAGTCCTGCGCCTGTCGCCAGTGGGCAGATCAGCAAGAAACGCCTGTGCCGTGGAAAGCTGACTTTGCAGGTCGGTGACGGCGGCAGTTCCGATGTCGTAAAGACTTTTGTACTCGTTGCGGCGGGCGGTATTGATATCGCCAAGGATTTGCTCGTCAGTGATCTGTGAGTTTAGGCGACCACCAAAAGTGCCTGTACCAACACCAAACAATCTTTCGCCGCGCAAAGCCTCAAGCCCGGTATCAACTTTAGCAGAGCTTGCAACGGCAGAGCTTATGTTTACTCCAATATCCGATAGTCCAAGCCTTGACAATGATTCATTAAGTTTTGGTGCTGTATTTGTTGCGGTTGCTTCCAGCCTACGCAACGTGTCTTGCTCTGTGACAAGCCTGCCCCTAGCAGCTTCACGCTCCTTGCCAGACAATTTAAGCTTTGTTACGCCATCAACGTCTAGCCCTTTTGACCTGTACTGCTGTATCTCTACATTCTTTCTTTGTTCATTGATCTGATCAATAATATCAGTTCCTTCAGTAATATTTGCAATTACTTGTTTCGCATCAAGGCTTAAATTTTTTGAATCAAAATCACGAACAAGTCTTGCCGCATCTTTTAATGCCTGCTGATCTTTCGCGTTTAGATTGGCTACACCAACCTGCTGTGCCTGAGATAAAATATTTGAATAATTTGTTACCGCCTTGGTGAAGCTGTCTGGCTTGGCTTCTCCTTTTGTTATTTTTGGAATTTCAAAAACAGCCTTGTCTGCTGCTGCTGTGTCAAATACTTGTTTATTCCCAACCGTCTTTACATAGGTATTCTTTACGTCTGACAATCCAGCCGCAGTGTACTTGTCAATTAAAGCTTGATTCGGATCAACTACTGGTTTTTTGGCTGCCATATTAAACTATTCCTGTCCTTGGAAGTCCGCTAAGATAATCAACTTGGTTTACGCCTTGGCTTTGTTGAACTTCTTGTGGAACTGCACCCATAGGAGATTGGCCATAAATACGGGCAAACTGAGTGGCGGCTTGCTGGCCAAGCGCACGCTGTGTGGCAAAGGCTTCCGGGGACATCTCGAACTGGCGGCGCATGGCCTCTAGAGAACGCTGTGGGCCAAGCTCGCGTTCGACTTGCAGCCCAGCTTGAGCTGATTTTTGCAAATCTAATGCCGACATCTGGCGTTCCAGCTCACGCTGGCGAGGTGAATACTTCTCGCGAAGGCGTTGCTCCAACGCTGCCACATCTGGCTGTTTCTGGATGTATGTCTCAAGCGAAGAACGATAGAAAAGATCGTTAGCCCTAGCCGCCTCAAGCGGGTTGGGAGGAGGAGGGGGTGCCGGGATGGATGGTCCGCCGCCCATTAGTTTAATGCCTTTCGCATAAATTTGTAGTAGTCGTACTCCTTGTAAAAGCCGTTACGCTTGAATGTGATCCTCCTGCGCGGACCAAAACGATCCCACAGGATCGACAGCAGGCATTTTAGAGCCTTGCGACTCAAGGCAGTAGTAATACCACCAATGGATGTGACCGTCAAGTCCACGAACACACTCTCTCCAGCTTCGTCATGTTCATAAGGCTCAGGGGCTTCCATTCCCTTAATGCACCTGGCAATGGCTACCCCAGCCACCTCATCCCCATCCTTGGCTACCCCAACCAAGCCACGCTCGGAGTGCCAGTTAAACCATTCCCTAAAGGTTGGCCAGGTTGACTCCGGCACGCCGGAAGCTTCGATAAACTCCATAGCCGTCACGATATGTTCTTCTGCACCTCAATGGTGTCTGGGTTGGCCGCAGCCGTGATTTGGCGGATGGCCATTTTGTTAGCCGCCGATTGGATCTTGATATTCAACAAACGCCATTTCTGGTACGCCCGAAGATCGCTGGCAAGCCTTTTCTTGACCGAGGATGGCAACTGGGCTGGCAAAACAAAGGGCAGGGTCAGGACGGCGCTGGAGATGTTGAGGTTTGGCTGAACGTCAATATCGCCAACGTCAATATCCCGCTGGATGGAGATGGTCGTATCGGTCGAGAATGAATCGTCAAACACCACTTCAAAATGGCTTCCATGCTTCTCGGCAAAAGGATCGCCAAAGTCCATATCGGCGGTGCGGACATAGGATTCGTAGTCAACTCCGGCATCTTGGTAGTCGGCAATTGTGACCTGTGCCGGGGTCTTGTATCCACTGTACTTTTGGATCTGTCCTGTGGTGGACTTCTTCATCAGCCGAAGCCCTTCGTCTTGGAAATTGGTCAAAGCAAACTGCATTACATTCGGAGTCCAGGTCCCCTCAAATGCGCCCAGTACCGTGTTGTACACAATGATGGTATCGTTAAAATCGTTTGATGCTGTCGGCACGGCAAGGAAGTAGCGGTTGTCGTAGAAAGCCGCCGTGCAGATCCCAATCTCGGCCACGTTGATTTCCTGAATAACATCCTTGACGACCTCGGACAATGGCAGACCTACCGAGGTAAAATCGTCCGCCGCAGACCGGACCAGAGAGCGGATGCCGTCATCGGAAAGGAAGAAGATGTCGGAATTGACCTGTACGGCGGAACCTTCAGCCACGCAACCGGTGTTATTGGAGATAAGCTGGATCACCCAATCCGCCGCGCTGGTCATGTCTGGAGGAATCGTAACTTGGAATATGCGCCGTTTCTTGAAGACGATGATTCGGTTCTCGTAATAGGGGACGATGGCGGTGATCTCATCTCCGTCATCGGCGTTTACGACGACCGAGTTTGCCGCATCCCAAATTGAGGCATCCAGAATGTCAGAAGCGTAAAGCGTGTTGCGGTTGCCGGCTGATCCAACGCCAAAGAGGCGGTTGCCGGTGTTGATTAAAAGCCTGAGATTGAGCGGAGGCGGGCTTACCGTGGCGGTTGCGGTAGCACCGGAGCCATTTCCAATAATGGTTACGGTCGGTGCGCCGGAATAGCCATAACCGCCATCCACCACGGTTACGCTCGTGACGGCCCCACCGGCCACTTGCGTGATTAGGGTTGGAAGCGTTCCACCCCAATCCGGCCCGGTCACGATGGCCGTTGCGCTGGTGTATCCAGTTCCGCCTGTCGAGATGGTGATAGCCCTGACTTTGCCGCCCTGCCTTGTGGCAACGTCACCATCAAAATAGTAAAGCGGACCGTCCGCATCGGCCAGATACATTTTGTCATTGAACTGAGCCATGCTGACCTTGACATCAAAGTTTGTGGAAAATCCATCAGCCCACTGCTGGTTCTCGTTATTCCAAATGCGAGTTGCTCCGGTGAACGAATCCCAGATTTCATCCGCCGGGTGCAGGGTTGCGCTGCCGTTGGAGTTGATGCTGTAAAGCCTGCCTTGCGTTACGGTGACAAGGTTCTCGTATTGCGCCGTATCAAAATACCGCATTCCTCCAATCGACCCCTCTTGGCTGGTCGCCGTTGTGTTGAAGTTGACCAACCCACGCCGGGTCTCAAGACTCCCCTTGGGAGACAGGGTCATGTTGACCAACTGCTGAACTTGGTTCTCAGCCAAGAGGTCTGATTGCAGACCGCTGGCTTGACCACCCGCAAAACTGCGGATGCCGTCAAACGCCAATAGGTCGTCGAGGTTGTCCGAGTAGTAGGGCATTAGGAGGCGGTGATTTCTTCAGTGGTGAGGTCGCCCAAGCTGGAAGGCGTGATCTGCTTGATCCCACCAACCTGACTCAGTTCGTAGTTGGCCATCGCCGCAAGGTCGGCATTGGCGGTCTGAACGACTGACTGCGCCTTGGCGTACTGCCGTTCACGCTCCAGGGCATCGGCGTGGGTCAGGGAAAGAACGACCTGATGCACATGGGGCAGGCGAAGCTCGTCATCCAACGCCTGCGTGGTCGGCGGGAAGTCCACAATGATGTTGGTGCGTGTGAGGCATTTCAGCTTCTCCACCACCCGCAGACTTACGGTTCCAGTATCCGCCAATCGCGGATACAGATCAAGCTGTGCAACTCCGCTCGTATTGCGGCCAGTAAAGTGATACAGCACCGGAGTACCCGTGCGGGTGTCTTCGAGCAGATCGGCGTCTTGGCTGATGATGGTGGCAAGGTCGATGGGTTCAACTTCGGATTGGTCATAGGATACGGAGAGCGGGGTCTCCACGTTGGTTCCAAGCGTGATGGTGCGGTTGGTTCCGACCGAATAGGTGGAACTGGTGACAGTCTCGCGCCAAGGGGCAAAGTTCCAGACCCGGCGGTAAGCCAAGCTTGCGGCTTTCTGGAGGAAGGTCAGCGTATCGGCATCAGTCTTCCCGACCTTCTCGCCTGCG